CAAAGTATCAAAGCAGGTTCTTGATGATGCACCTATGCTTGCTTCATACATTGATGCTCGTATGCGTTACGGTGTTGATTTGCGTTATGATGCACAGTTGATTGCTGGTAACGGAACAGGTCAAAACATTTCTGGTATTTTGAATAGTGGAAACCACACAGCGTTTTCTGCTACAACTGGAGAAAATGCTTTGGATAGCTTGAACCGTATGATTGAGAAAGTTCGCTTGGCTGACTATGCTGCGACTGCGATTATGATGAACCCTGCTGACTGGCACTCAATCGAGCGTTTGAAAGTTGGTTCTGCTGATGATCGTTACATCGTTGGTGACCCAACTGGAATCGTTGGTCCACAGCTTTGGGGCTTGCCTGTTGTTCTATCAAACAACGTTACAAGCGGAAAAGCGATTGTTGGAGCATTTAACATTGCCTACATGGTGTTCAATCGCCAAGAGACAACTGTTGAAATCTTCAACCAAAACGAAGATGACGTTGAGAAGAACTTGCTTACAGTTCGTGCGGAAAACCGTGGTGCATTGGCATCATTGCGTCCTGCGTCTGTTCAAGCAGGTGACTTGACAGTTTAGAGTCGTCCCCTGATGGTGTAGGGGGTGGTTTATACTGCCCCCTATGCTTTCTTTAAAAAAGAGGTTAAAGATGCAGATTAAGTTTATTAAAGAATTTACAAGTCCAGTTTTCGGGAACGTTTATGTTACTAAAGAAGTTGATGTTGATAAGAAGACTGCTGAAAAGTATATTTCCGCAGGTGTAGCGGAGTTGGTTAACGAAGCAAAGCAAGAAAAAAAAGAGGTGAAAAATGTCAATAGTAAGCCTAAGTTTAGCAAAAAATCACCTAAGGGTAGATCAAAGCGAAGAGGATAGCCTTATCCAATCTTATATTGATGCCGCGGAACAGTATGTTGAGGGTTATATTAACAGAACGATTCCTGGCTCTTTAGATAGCCCTGTAACAACTCCAAAGCCTATTATATCGGCTATTTTGCTTATTGTTGGCGATCTTTACGAGAATAGACTTGGTGCGAGTGAAGTTGATTTAAAAGAAAATAAAGCTGTTGTTTCGTTTCTTTACCCATACAGAGTGGGGATAGGCATATGATCGTAAAAAAATTAAAAGTAATTGATGGTGAATTAAATCATGTTGAGAAAGTTTTCGCCACGTATGAGGATGTTATTAGATTGGATTTTTATAAGTTCGATAATGGGGGGAATACATCTGATTTTGATGGCACTGTTTCTATTGACGTTTCAGTTTATGGACTAGATTCAAGTTCTATTTCGCAAGAGTATGCAACGACAACTGGTAACGTTAGACAAGTGGAATTAGATACTTCTGAATTAAATCGTGCAGGACTGTATGAATATCAGTTGAGCGTGACAGAATCGTCAAAGAAGTATGTTTTAGCAAGGGGAATTATACGACTTGAAAGCCTTATCGAATAAAGCTGTATGCATCGCGTCTGGTGAAAGTCTGACAAAAGAAGATGTCGACTATTGCCGAGGAAAAGCGACTGTTTTCGTTGTTAATGATTGTTATAAGATAGCACCATGGGCTGATTATCTTTATGCGTGTGATGAACCGTGGTGGGATGTACACCATGAAAGTGTAAAGAATACTTTTAAGGGCGAGTCTTGGAGTTTATCCCCTGAAGCACATAAAAAGTATGACGTTAACTTAATTGGGTACAACCCTAAGCTTACATGGTCGCTTATTGATGGTCTGATTGCTACTGGTGGCAATAGTGGATTTCAAGTCTTGAACATGGCTGATCTTATTGGTTTCGATGAAATAATCTTACTTGGCTATGACATGGGGTATGATCATAAGTCACACTGGTTTGGTGATCATGAGGGTGGATTGCAACGTGGTTCAAACTTCAACAAGTGGATCAAGAATTTTAGGCGTGCAAAGCCACTTATACAATCTAGGGTTGTAAACTGCACAAGAAAAACACGTTTAGATTGTTTTGAAAAGGCTGATTTAAGAGAGGTTTTATGATAAATGTTTACTGCAAAGATAAAGGGTGGCTGTTTGAGGACTTAAAGCAACTTATAGCTTCCTATGGTGCTGTTGCTAGTGAAAAGCCATTAAAAGACGCAGATGCTTGGATTTGCATACGCTCAAGAGAGTTGGTGTTATCCCCAAATACAAGAAAAACAGTATGCCAGGTTCATGATTTAAACACTGGTGATTTAAATTGCGGTCACGTGTCGCTGGTTCATCCTGAACAGTATAAAAAGTCATATGTTAATTATACGGTTGATCCTATCGGTTCAAGAGATGTTCCGCTTGGTGATCTTCCAGTAATTCCAACGATTGGCTTTTTCTGTAGAGAGCAAATGGGATTAAAGCGTTCTGAAATGTTTAAAAAGGCTGTTAATATAGCACGTGAATCGGTTGAATTTGCTGTTTTGATGATAGGTGATAATCTTGAAGGAATATCTGATATAGGCGTTTATGAGAAGCGTCCTGCTGTTGTGGAGGATTATAAAAGGATTGATGCACTTGTTACGTGTTCTGTTTCTTCAATGATCCCATTAAGCGTTTATGAGGCTATTTCGTGCGGTCGTGCTATTGTAACAACCCCAAGAAACTTTATTGAAGATTACGATGGGATTTTCACAGGAAAAGACGAATTTGAAATAGCTGAACATATTGTTTCAGTCGTAAGAGATAGAAAAAAGTATGATCCGTTTACTCCGTTTAGTCGCAATGATTGGGCGAGAAAACAGGTTGAGTATGCAAGGGGGTTAATATGCAAGTAAGTGTATCGCAAAGCGGTTTGATGGAAAACTTTGGTTTACTGGAGGGTTTGAAAGCACAAGGTATAGACTTTATAGTCGGATCAAGAAGACCAACGACAAGGGTTGTTATATGTTGGGGTTGGCGTAAGGGTGAAGAATATCGTGCAAAAGGTCATGATGTTTTAGTTTTTGAACGGGGTTATCTTGGTGATCGCTTTAAGTGGACTTCTATCGGCTGGAATGGGTTAAATGGTCGTGCTGATTTTTGCTTGCCTGAAAATCTTGATGAATCACGGTTTGATGATAATTTCACGCTAAAGCCATGGAAAAAGGATGGTGATTATATCGTAATAATGGGTCAAGTCATGGGTGATATGTCTTTAATGGGGCAAAATCTTACTTCATTTTACGAAGAATCCGCTAAAAAATTAAGAGAAATACACCAAAAAGATGTGTTCTTTAGACCACACCCCCATACAAAAAGGGCAAATTTCAGTCCGAATATACCAGTTTTAAATGGAAGTTTAGAAGAATCGTTAGATGGAGCGATGCTTACCGTTGCGTATAATTCGAACACAGGTGTTGATTCTGTAGTGAATGGCGTTCCAAACCTAAGCTTTGATTGCGGTTCTATGGCTTATGAGGTGACAGGGCATGAATATTCTGATATAATTACACCAAATAGGCGTAAATGGGCTTTGAAGTTGGCACACTGCCAATATACGCCTGATGAGATAGCAAGTGGTCAATTTTGGGAGCGTTTAAAGTGCAAATTGGAAAATTAGACGATAGAGTAACGCTACAAAGCGAGAGTAACACAACAAATGATTTTGGTGAAGTTATCAAGTCGTACGTTGATGTTGAGACTGTATGGGCAGACGTTATAAGCCGTAAGGGTGATGAAAGTTTTCAAGCGGCAAGCATGAGATCAGAGCGTGTAATCAAAATAAAGATTAGGTATCGCACTGATGTTGTAACAAAATGGCGTATTAAATGGAACGATGAATTTTACAACATAATTGACGTTGATAGATCGCTACGGCGTAAGGGTGAGTTGTGGTTAATGTGTGAAAATGTGGAGGCGGTATGATTGATATTAAAGTCGGAGGTCTTGAAGAATTGGACAATCTTCTTAAACAGCTACCACCACGTGTTGAAAAGCGTGTTCTACAGTCAGCTGTTACAAGTGCAATACGTCAAGGGCGTAAAGAAATTAAACGTTCTGCCCCTAGCGGTGATGATGTATCTAGCGTTCAAAAGAAATATGGCTACAAGAAGTTGAAGAATGAGCTTAAGGTTAAGCGTCTTAAAAGAACAAAGCGAAACGAAAAGGCTTCGAGGGTTGATACTGGGAACGCGTTCTGGGCGTTGTTTTATGAGCTTGGTACAAGATACCAACCAGCACGTCCATTCTTTGCAAAGGCGTTTAGGCGTGCAGAGGGTGCTATGATTAAAAAATTAAGTGAGCGTCTTAAAATTGGAATCAATCGAGAAGTGGATAAGTTAAGATGATATTGGCTGAATTTGCTATTCGTGAGAAGTTAAAGGACTTAAATTCTGGTCGTGTTTATCCTCTTAGATCACCTGATAACATGACTGACGATTTTATAATTTACCAACGTGTTGACAGTGACAGATGGCGTTCAATAAATGCACCAAGTGGAATGTTGCAAGCGACGATACAAGTTGATTGTTACTCAAAATCATATTATAATGTAAAGCAAATGTCTTCAATTGTTGAAAGTAGGCTTGACGGATTCAGGGGAGCTGTTTCTTATGGTTCTAATTCACCGCAAGACAGTGTTCGAATTGCTGGTATTGTTTTACAAAACGACTTCGACCTTATGGAGATGGAAGAAGAACCGTTCCTATACAGGAATAGTTTAACATTTAATGTAACTTATGAGCAAGGATAGAAAAAATGGCAAATGCAATTGAAACCCAAGGTTTTAAATTAGAAATCGGTAACTTAGATTCGCCCCTAACATATACAGAGGTTAAAGAGATTACAAACTTTACTTTGTTTGATGGACAGGGTGCTGAAATTGATACAACACACTTACAATCAACAGCCAAAGAGTTCCTTATGGGTCTTCAGGACTTTGGAACAGCACAGTTTGATGCAAACTACCTACCAAGTGATTCTGGACAAGGTAAGATGCGTTCTGCAAAGGCAAGTCGTGCGGTTCAAGACTTTAAGGTAACTTTCTCTGATACTTCGGAAGCGACATTCCAAGGATATGTGTTATCTAACCCAATTACTGGTGGTGTTGATGCTAAAGTTGATGGTTCTTTTGCTGTCCGTATTACTGGAGATGTAACTTTTGCGTAAGGGTAAAAAATGAATAAATACACAGGTGAAGTTGATGTTAAGCTCGGAAATAAGTCTTACAAGTTAATTTATGACTGGCGTGCTATTTCCGAGTTTCAATCTCGTTTTGGTAAAGATGCGAATTTAAATGATTTTAGCATTGATCAAATTGCGGAAACTCTTTTGATCGGCTTGAAGAAGTATCATGAAAGTGATGTAACTCTTGAAGACATTTTTGACGCAAGTCCTGCAATGGGCTATGTGTCAGATTGTATTATAGAGGCGTTTGTCTATTCACAGCATGGTCCTGAAAAGGGTGCTGAAATTATTAAGGACGCAAAAAAACTAGACGAAGACATTAAAAAAAAGATAACATCAAAGAAAGCTTAAAACTAGCTTTTGAGATAGGAATATCACCTGTTGAATTTTGGTCATTAACCCCTTGGCAATTCTTCCAATGTGTCGATGGGTATAAATCTCGCAAAGAAAACGAACACAATCATAAGGCTTGGTTAATGTGGCATAATGCCTTGTTGTCTGGCGTAAGTGGTAAAGGATTCCCTAAGTTGGAAAGGTTCTTGACAACACAGAAAAAACACGTGAATGGTGTAGATGAACATGCTATAATGGGTTGGTTAAAAGCCTATAAAGAGAGGTATAAAAAAGAACATGGTTCAAGTAGCTAAATTATCAGCTGATTTATATGCTAATACTTCTCGCTTTGAAACAGGGATGAGGAAAGCTTCTGGTGTCCTTGGTTCATTTTCTTCTAATCTTGATCGTTCAATGGGTCGTAATGGTCGTTCTTTTGACAGGTTTAATTCCAGGGTTACAACAACAACAAGAACAATAGGATTTCTAAAAGCTGAATTATTATCCTTTGCAGGTGTTGCCGCAGGTGCTTTTAGTGCCAGTAAAATAGTTAGATATTCAGATACCTTTAAAGAATTAGAGGGTCGTTTGCGTGTTGCGACTGGTGGAGCTGAAGATCTTTTGTCTGTTCAAGAAAAGCTTTTTCAGGTGTCACAAAAATCATCAGCACCGTTAAAAGATGTTATTGACGCGTACTCACGCATATCGTTGTCATTAAGTGATGTGCAGAAAGAAACAACCGATTTAGTAAGTGTTACTGATTTATTATCGAAGACACTAACGATTTCAGGAGCAAGTGCATCAGGTGCTGCTACATTCTTCCAGCAGTTTGGTCAAGCTGCGAGTAGTGACTTTAAAGCTGTTGGTCAAGAGATTCAAACTTTTGCTGATCAAAACGCCTTTTTTATTAAAATATTGCAAGAGCAGTTAGACACTGGTGGGCGTTCAATTAAGGAGTTCGCTGCCGATGGTGAGTTGTCGTTTGACCTTATCGCAAGTGCAGTTATAGGCAGTGCTGATCGTATTAACACAGCTTTTGAAGAAGTTCCCGACACTGTTGGAAAAGCATTGCAACGTTTAGATAATGCGTTTTTAAAGCTTATTGGACAGAGTGACTTAGCTGATCGCGGTGTAAGCTCGCTTGCTAGCGGAATAAATCTGTTGACTGACAATTTAGAAAATGTTGCAACTGCTGTTGCTGGATTAGCGGTTGTTATGGGTGCTAGATTGGTTGGTTCACTTACAGCAACGGCTACAGCTTTGGCGGCTAACACATTGCAAGCAACTGCATATCAGTTGGCATTGGCACGCATGGCAGGCGTTAGCGGTGTTGCTGCGACTGCACAATTGGGGCTTGCTGGTGCGTTACGTGCAGTTAGCGCAAGTTTCGCTTTAGTTGGTGGGCCACTAGGTGCTGCTTTGATTGGTACTTACTTTTTGATGCGTGATGCTACGAATGCGGCTAGTGATGGGCAAAAGGTTTTAAATTCTCTTATGGATGCGTTTCGTGAAAAGGCTAAGTCGTATGCAAACGCAAGTATGGAGAAGCGTAAGCAGATTGTAAGCGATATTAAATCGGAAATTAAAGCTGGATTAGAGCTTTTGAAAACACTTGATGTGATTGAGAAAAAGTTACTTTCGGAAAACGCATTATTCAGAGGATTGCGTGGCATTGGTTCTTCTCTTGGTATTGATACTTCTGCTGATGATATTGCTGAATTGAGAAAGAATACTAAGGAAGCAATTACAGAGCTTGAGGGTACATTAAAAACATTTGATGAAATAAACAAAGCGCCTTCTAATAGAAAAGATAAAAATAATCTTGATGCAGATCAGCAAAAATCACTTGATAAAATCTTAGATGGATTAAAGAAAGAAAGTGATCAGTTGAAAATTCAGACAGATTTGTATGGTAAAAAAGAGAGTGCAATAGATGCCGCTTTGAGAAAACAGGAAATTGAGGCTGAATTAGCAAAGCAGGGTATTGAGTTAACAAAAGAACAGCGTGATCAGATTGATAAATATATCAGTGATATTGAAAAGCAGACTGATATGCTTGAAGATCAAAAGAAAACTTCTGATGATCTAAAAAAGACATATGATGAACTTGGTGATAGTTTCTCTAGTGCTTTTGAAGATGCAATTATTAACGGTGAGAAACTTGGTGATGTTCTTAGAAGTTTGGGTCAGGACATTGCTAGACTTTTACTTAAAAAAACCATTGGTGGATCGTTGGAAGATTCTATTGGTGGTTTGGTTGGAAATATATTCGGTGGTTTTTCCTTTGGCTCGTTCGCCACTGGTATTCAAAACGTACCATATGACATGACAGCACGACTTCACAAGGGTGAAGCTGTTATCCCTGCACAACAAGCGGCTAAGTTGTCAAATAGTGGCGAGGGTTATGTTGTTAACATTGACGCAAGAGGTGCAGAAGCAGGTGTTGAGGAGAAAATCAAAGGCGTTATGCAAGAAGTCATGGCTTTGCGTAATGACGTTCCAAATATTGCTGTTTCAAGTGTTGCTAGTGCGAATAAGAGAAATCCGAGGTTCTTAAATGGCTAGTTATCCGTTAGATTTTCCAAGTTCTTTGACAGTTAGTAATTTAAGAATTACCCCTTTAAATGCCGTTGCTAGAAATATGAGTAACTTCTCATATGTTGAGCAAATTTATAACTTTCAAGGGGAAGCTTGGTCTATTGAGGGTTCATTGCCTTTGATGGATCGTAACACGGCAGAATCATATATGTCTTTTATCTTCAAACTGAAAGGTCGTTATGGGACATTCTTATTCCCACTGCCTACGTCTATTTCATCGGCACGCGGATCATGGGGTGGTACTCCTGTTGTAGATGGTGGTTCACAAACAGGTGACACGCTTGATATTAAGGGATTGCCAGTATCAACGAATGGCGTTGTAAAGCAGGGTGACTA